GGCGGCGACGAAACCGTCGATGGCCTCCAGGTCGGCGAGCTGCTCGTCGGTGATCTCGGCGGCTTCGACTGCGGACAGTTCCTTGTAAGCCTCGAAGGCTTCATCGACGGCTGCTGCGAGCGCGTCTGCGTCCAGTTCGGCCAGGTTCTCGGGTGCTACAAACTTCTTAGCCATGACTAATCTCTCCTTGTGAGATGTAGGGGCGTGTGGAATAAAGCAAACAAAGGGGTCGACACACGGCCTACGGCGCGGAGAGTGTCCTACTGAGGACATCGTAGCGTGGAAACGCCGCCCCTTATTCCGGATAAGAGGCGGCGTGTCCGATTATTTATTGCTTGACGTAGTCTCCACCGCGTCTAGCCTTTGCTGCTTTGGCTTCAACTTCGGAGGAGTAGGTGGTTTTCTTCCCGTCCGCCGCCGTGTGGAGGTAGGTGATTTTCGCTGCTTTCTTGGTGCAAGCTCCGCAAGCCATGGCTAATGTCCCTTCATAGTGGTGATCAGGTTTGTCTTGAGGTCTGCAAACCGCTGGGCGCGGATGCTCGCCTTGATTGCGTTTACGGTTTGAAGCCTCTCAGTGAGGGTAACCGTCTCCTTGTGCGGCATACCGGCGGCGACAAGCGACACCTGCCGGGTGCCTTCCATCGCAAACCGGGGCCTGGGCCGCTCGACGGGGAAGCCGGGGACGTTCACCGCGTGCGCGGCGATCATCTCCATCGAGTCCCTGCCCCGGTAGCGGACCCCGCGCCAGTCACCGCTGGGTCCGGCGGCGAACAGCTCGTGGATCTGCCGCTCCGTGGCCCAGGGCCGGATCCTCCCGGAGAACCAGACGCCGAACTCGTCCTCGCCCACCGTGATGTCAGCGACCGCGGAGGCGACGTTGTCGTAGTGCGCGATGGCGGCCCGGACCCCGAGCTTCATATCAGCGTGCCCGCCGCCGACGGTCAGCTGCCCCACCGCCACCGGTCCGGCGTCGGTGAACACCTGTCCGGTGAGGAAGTAGGCGTAGTCGGTTTCCGAGGGTGGGACGGTGGTGCACACCTCGTAGGCGATGTGGCACTGCTCCCAGATACCGAGGTGGCCGAAGATGTGCCCGTCCTCCCCACGGGTCACGGGGGTGACGTCGGTGAGCATCGGGTTGCGGAAGTAGTCGGCGCTGATCGTCGGGGCGGCGGAGGCCACCAGCGAGAACGCCGGCGCCGTTTCCTGCGGGGCCGCGTCCCCGGGCCAGTCCGGGATCGGCACCATCGCACCGGTCGGCATCGGCTCGTTGGCGAAGTCGGCCCAGGTGCCGTTGCGCACAAACGCCTCGGCGAACGCCGGGATCGCGCACAGCGTGGCAGCGGAGATCCGGCCCTGCGTGAACTCGATCGAGGGCTGGCCGCCGTCCTCGGAGGCCTCGACCATCTCGCCCTCGGCCGCGTCCAGATCCACCGAGACCCCGCGCCACATCTTCTTCTCGACCAGATCGTAGGCCCGGTTCGCGTCCGGGGTGTCGTCCCAGACGCCCTCGGCCTTGATCAGCCCGCCGTCACGGTAGACCGCGTCGATGCGCGCGACCACCACGGAGCCCTCGTGGCCCTCGCCGTCGGCGAACATGGCCTTGATCGACAGCGGCAGGTCCCGGGTGGTCAGCATCCGTTCGGCGAACTTGCGCTTGTCCCCGGAGGGGGAGCCTTCGGGGGCGAGCACGCCGTGCCAGGGCCGGAGGTTCTCGGCGGGCTTGTCGGCGATGGGGACATCGGCGGCGGGGGCCTCAGCGGCAGGCGCGGGCGCAGCGGGTTCCGCCGGAGCGGGGGCGGCAGGGGCATCGGGCTCCTTCACGCTGTGGGCCGCGTATTCGTCGTTGAGCCTGAGCTTTTCAGGCAGGGATTTCGGTGCTTCCGCGGGCATGGTTTCTCCAAGGGGGTAGACGGCGGTGCGGTCCTCGCCGAACCACAGGGCGAGACGGTCGAAGGTGATGGCCTCCCCGAGGTAGTCCGCCAGGCGCGGGGTCTCCGGGTAGCCGAGGGTGACGTGCGGGATCCACGTCGGATACTGCTCGACGGAGTCGAAGGCCTGAGCCAGTTCGTCCATCCCCAGCAGCCCGGTGTAGATGGCCTTGAGGTTGGCCGCGTCCAGCAGCACCACGTCGGCCTTGTTCGAGCCGAGCACGGCGGAGCCGTTGACCTTGTCCGTGACGACGCCGACCTGGCCCTCGGTGACGAACTGTTCCAGCGCGGTGGCGAGCGCGGCCTGATCCAGCGCGGCGGTGTCGCCGAGGAACAGCAGGGTGCAGTGCGCGCCGTCGGCTTCGGAGGACGCGGCGCTGACCGGGTCCGAATCGGCCGGCAGCGCGACGATCACACAGGTGGTGGAGATGTCCCCGTCCTGCGGGTCGGCGGCGGCGGTCAGGGTCGCGGCGGTGAAGTCCCCGATCATGGTGGGCCGGGCCACGCAGCGGCAGTTGATCCAGTTCGCCGGATCCCCGACCGGCTGGCCGGGGTAGAGCACCTTCTCCCCGCCGACGGAGAACTCCTGCCCGGAGGGCACGGTCTGCCCGGATGCCGCGGCGTGCGCGGAACGGACGTCGGCGTCGGACATGGTGACCCACTCCAGCCCGACCTCGGTGCTGGTGTCACTGGTGGCGGCGGCCTCCATCGCGGCGTTGTGCGCCATCGAGACCACCCAGCCCGTGATGGTGTTCAGCTGCGCCTCGCGGTTCGCGGCGGTCTTGGTCTGTTTCAGCGCCTCGCCCAGCTCATGCGCGAAGGCGTCCCGCAGGTCATCGAGGACCTGACCCCAGGCGTCGACCTCGGCGGTGGCCATCTCGGTGAACAGGTCCTTGGCGTGGTTGACGATCCCGTACTCCCAGGACGGGAGCCCGAGCCGGTCCAGCGCCTCCTTCACGAAGGGCCGGATCGCCTCCTCGGCGTCGGTGAGGACCTTGCGCCGGGCGGCGGCGAAGTCCTCGGTCGTGGCGGCGAAGCTCTCGGCGCGGATCATGCGGCTGCCTCCATCGAGGTCGAAACGATCCCGGCGTGCAGGTGCCGGCTGAACTTCTCGAAGCTGTGCGCCTCCTGGCTGGTGAGCAGCTTGGCGGTGTAGTCGGCCAGCAGCGCCTCCAGCCCGGAGGGGGAGACCCGGGCGCGGGCCGCGATCAGCGGCACATGCGACCAGGCGTCATCGAGCAGGAACTCGGTGTCGGTGGCGGCGACGAACTTGTAGATGTCGGCCGCGGCGCAGGTCGGCTTGACCTGCATCTTGGACTTGAGCTTGTTCCCGGCCCGCTCCAGCGCCCGGATCACGATCTGTTCGGACGCGCCGATCAGGGACGCCTTGCGTTCGACGTCGGCGGAGGGCACCCGGCCCTCGTCCCGGGCGATCTTGCGCCGGTCCGAGACTTCCTGGTCCGGGATGCCGGTGGCCGGGTGGTCCTCGAGCGAGGGGCCGGGCCGACCCTCGGTGCCGGTCTCGGCCGGGGCCTCGGGGCGGATGACGGTGAGGCTGACGCCGAGTTCTTTCAGCGCCGCCTCGACCAGCTCCGGGGTGGTGGACCCGGCGGCGACCTTGCGGGTCAGCCAGGTCGCCAGCTGGGCGTCGTCGCGCATGTCGTCGGGCTCGAAGCCGCACTCGCGGACCAGCGCCTCGTCCGAGAGCACGCCGAGCGCGTGCAGCTCCATGGCCTCCTTGGATCGGTTGGGCCGCAGCCGCATCTCGGAGGTGTCCGCGCCGATGGAGTAGGCGCCGAGGCGCTCGCCGTCGAAGGTCTGGTCCTCGGAGAGCAGCGGGCGCAGGTAGCCCTTGGCGATGCCGGTGGTGATGATTTTCAGCAGCGGCTCGGTGTGGGACTTGATCGCGGACTCGTCGGCCTGCCAGGCGGACCAGTGGTTGGAGTCCCCGACGCCCTGCAGCACCTCGGGGGGCATGTCCATGCCGAGCGCGAGGCGGCCGATCGCTTCCTTGCGCAGCTCGATGGCCTTCTCGTCCAGTTCGGACCAGAACGTCAGGTGCTTGACGGCGGCGATGTCCTCGGCGGAGGCCGTGACGACGATGGGGACAATCGCGGAGGCGTCGTCACGGTTCTGGATGGAGCGGGCCATCGCCTCCATCAGGATTTTCATCAGGTCATCGGCGTTGTTGGCCTTCTGCACCTGCGGGGCGGGGCCCTCGGTCGCGGGCGGGGTGGGCAGGC